TGGCGTATAACTTTTTTGCTCCAAAGCCGGGGCGTCTTGGGACGCTGCCTGTCCCGCTGACCAGTGGCCGTTTGAACACGGGCACACTGGCGGCTGGCACGGCCACACACAACATTGGCGGGTTCCCTGCCAAGGCGTATGTCAATCGGGCAACCCTGTGTGCCGAGACGTTCCCGACCGCCGCGACATCGTGTGTGGTCACGTTGTTCAAGATGACGGGCGCAACGGCGGTGGCCCTTACGTCTGGTCTGGACGTTAACACCAAGACGGCAGACACGCCGTTGCAGTTTGTGTTCCTGACCTCAACCACGGACGCCCAGCGAACGCTGACCACGGCGGACAGCCTTCGCGTGTCCATCGTGACCGTGGGTGCCGTGTCGGTGCAGCCTGATGATGTGACGGTCACCGTTGAACTGCTGGTGCAGGAGTAACATGACCTCGCCCGTGATTCTGGTGAATCCTGCGGGCATCCCCGAGCCGTCGCCTGAGATTCAGCGGCGGCTTCGGGAGGTGCATAGCGGACTGAAGTTGCGGCTCATGGACACAGGGGTGCCGACATGGTCTGTGTGCATGGAGTGGCAACCCGAAGACCGCCGATGGGAGTGGGTGCAGCGCGAGAGCTACGACGCACGAATGGCCTATGACATCATTGGCTATCTGCCGCTGGGATGTAGCCCCGACGAAGCCCCGTCATATTTAAGCAAGATGGTCCGTACCTTCCCGCGAGAAGACATCCAGCGGTTGTCCGACTCCGTGGAGAACTACAACACGGGGATGATGTCTGCGGCGATGGACAGTGCCATTGGGGAAGTGCTAGACAGTGCCGATCCGTCTACTCTCCGCCGTGGTCGTGGACGCCCTCGTAAAGTCAGCTAAGGAGAGAAGGGATGGCACAGATGACCCGCGCACAGCTTGTCGAGATGACCCGCGAATACATGGATGCGGTTGGCTCGACACGGTGGTCAGACGAGACGATTAAGCTGGCGTTGAACGGCGTGTACGATGAGGAGTGGTCGAATATCCTCAACGCTGCGCCGTACTACACGTTTCAGCAACTGACGTTGAGCAGTGATGCGAACGGGCAAATCCCCTTCTCCTCCCTCTCGACGGGTTCAGGTAACTCGCAGAAGAACTTCTACCGCATCTTGTCGCTGTCAGACGGGAACATCCTGTACGGGCAGACCGAGTATCAGAATGTGCCGTTGGCAACGACCAGCGGGTATTTGCCGACCTACCCCAAGCTGTACTACTTGATTGGGGAACTGGTGCAAATCCTGCCACTGGGCGCGTCCTCGCCGTTCTATGTCGCGGTCAACTATAAGCCCACGGCGTTGATTGACTTGGCAACGGACGCGACGATTGTGCCCTTCCCTGCCAACAGCGAACAACTCTTGGCGATTAATGCGGCGTACAAGCTGTTGATGAAGGGCGGCGCAGAATTGACCGCAGCGGCAAGTTTCCGGTCGTTGGCGAACGAAGAGCGGCAAACCCTCCTCGACGATCTCCGCCGTCGCACGATCAACCCGACCCGCATGGCCTATCCAGACGTGAAGTATGACTGGAGTGGCGGCTAATGGCCGCTGGGGAGCGGGTTTCCGATCAGCAGCCGTCGATGGACGGTGGCCTGAACAATGTCTCCGACGACATTCTTCTGGCCCCAAACCAGTTGCGGAGAGCGGCCAACGCCCGCCTGACGGACTACGGAGCCGTCACCAAGCGGGGCGGGACGCAGCGCGTGTCTGCGGCGTTGACGGGTACGTCGATCCTGAACGGCTACACATGGCGGAAGGACGGTGGCACACAGGAACTCATGGCCGTGTCAAACGGGCTGTTGTTCACCACCACCTATGGGGCGTTCCCGCTGACATGGACCACGCAAACGGGGGCGTTGTCTACCACCGTGGCCCCGTCCTTTGCTCAGTTCCGTGATCCCAGCAACGATGTGGTCTATGTGGCTGACGGTGGCCTGCTGAACAAGTGGGATGGCACCACATTCACCACCAACATCGCCAACACAGCGTCCGTCAGCACCATTGTCGTCCACAACCAGCGGCTCTGGGGCGCGGGCAGTACGGCGTTCCCTGACTCCATCTTCTACTCAGCGTTGAATGATGGGATGTCGCTGGGCAACGGAGCCAATGCAGGCGGGCAGATTGTTGTCCGAACCTTTGCCGACGAAACCATCCTTGGCCTTGCGTCGATTAACACGTCGTTGATGATCTTTCACCGTCGCGGTATCTCCCGCTTGACGGGGTATGGGCAGGACGACATCACGGTTTCTCCGCAGGGGGTCACGTCCGATGTGGGCACGATTGCGAAGCATAGCATTGTTTCTATTGGCAATCTGGGGTACTTCGTCTCCGAACGTGGCCTCTATATGGTCAACGAAGCAGAAGTGGCGAGCGTCGGAACGGTGGACAAGCCAGACCCGATCCTAGCGCCAATTCGGGCGATGAGCAGTACACAGTTTGATGCCATCCGGTCCACCTTTAACCGCTCGACCCGCGAACTCTGGATCAGCTTGCCGGGGTTTGGCGTGTACGTCTACCACACCGTGCTGCGGTCATGGTCAGGGCCGTGGGATACCGGCTACCTCTCGCCCGCGACCACCACCCTCTTTGAGACGCTCAACACGGCGGGCCTTCCCGTCTGTTTGCGGGGGGATGACAGCGGGTTTATTAGCCTCTGTGATGCGCCAGACGTGTATCTTGATAACGTCACGGCGGCTGGGACAGGCGGGACGCGGTACAGCCTGAGTGTGCAGTTGCATCGGCTGTATTCGGGCGACGACGCGCAAGCCAAGTCTCTCCGCTTTGGCTACCTTACCGCGCAGTTGAACGGGAGCGATTCGTGTGCGGTGGGGTGGAGTACGGACGCTAATACCGGATCATACACGTTGCCGTTGTCCTCGGCAGGCTTGTGGGGCACGGGAACGTATGGGCAGGTCAATGCCGTGTGGGGTGGCCCAAGCAGCAAGAACTACCGTATCCAGTTAGGTGGCACAGGCTATTACACGGACATCACGATCACCGACTCTGGGGAAGCAATCCCAGTGTTCAGCCGATTTCAACTTGAAGGATTTGCGCTCGGGAGGCGTTAATGGCAACCACAGTCGGACAACACGGCGTCGCAACGTTTACCACGCCATCAAACGGCGATGCGTTGGATGCCAACGTGGTCAAAGGCAACGATAACACGACCCGTGATGCGTATGTCGCACATGACAGCGATAGCGGAATTCACATCCAGTCCTCCCTGCTTGCCGCCCGTCCTGCCGCAGGCACGGTTGGGCGGAAGTGGATGACGACGGACACGGCCAACGTCAAGTTGTTTTATGACAACGGCTCGGCGTGGGAGAATTTGGATTACCTCCCCACGGCAGGCAACGTGGCGATTACGGGCGACTTGACGGTCGCAGGGACGACAACGTTGACGGGCACGGTTGGTCTGCCCAGCGGCACGATCCTGACCAGCCCGTCGCTGCTGGGCACGATGACGGGCGGCACCCTTACGCCGTCCACCCTCACCGTCCCGAGTGGCACGACCATCCCCACGCACACCGAAACGGGCACCATTACGGCGACTGGCTCTACTCGGAACAACGGCACGTTGACTGGCGCAACGCTAAACAACACGACGTTTACTGGGACCATCACGGGGATTAACACCACCCCTGTTGCGTACTCTGCTACACTTGGGTCTTCAGTGGCAGTAACGTATAGCGTCAATTCAACAGTCCTTACGCTGTCTTCTGTTCCTGCTGGAACCTATTTGGTTACCGCAATGCTCACAGGTATTTCACAGGCTGGTGCGGGTAGTAGTCTCGGAGGCTATGCAAGTTGCACAAACACCGTAAACGCTTCCATTGCATATGGCGCTCATATGGTAACTGGTGGCGTTACGACAGTTACATACTCAGTGCCAATTACGATGGTTGTCACCCTTGCCTCAACGGGAGATTTGCAACTGAAGTTGCTGGCGACTGGTTCCGTTGGAACTCCATATGCACTGGCAGGGGCGGCTGGGCAAACATTTATATCTGCGTTAAAAATTCAGTAACGGTGCTGGCTGATGTCGTCACTTCCCTAACAACTTCTTATCATGGCAACGTTTACCAAGTTCAACCCCTTTGTCGAAGCCGTCGCTGAAAAGGTTCACAACCTTGGCTCTGACGCGCTGAAGGTCATGCTGACCAACACGGCCCCTGTTGCCGCCAACGCGGTCAAGGCCGACTTGACGGAGATCACGGCGGGCAACGGCTACACCGCTGGCGGCAATGCCGTCACCATCACCACGTCGTCACAGACCGCTGGCCTCTACTCCCTGATCGGCAGCGACGTAACGTTTGGCCCGATGACGGGCAGCGTTGGCCCGTTGCGGTATGCGGTGATCTACAACTCGACGCCTGCGGCTGGCAACTTGATCGGCTTCTGGGACTACGGCTCTAGCATCACGCTGGCAAGTGGTGACTCGCTGGTCGTAGACTTCGATCAGGTCAACGGTATTCTCACGCTCCAGTAAGAGGTCATCGCCATGCCGTTGGTCGCAGATCGCGTCAAAGAGAGTACCACGACCACAGGCACGGGGACGCTGACCCTGCTTGGGGCGGCAACGGGCTTTACCACGTTCGTCGCAGGCGTTGGGTCAGGCGTCACGGTGTACTACACCATCGCGGGGCCAAGCGAGTGGGAAGTCGGCGTGGGCACCACTGGCGCTGGCACGTTGACGCGGACGACGGTGTTGTCGAGCAGCAACGGAGGGTCGCTGGTCAACTTCAGTGCGGGCACGAAGGATGTGTTTTGCACCTATCCCGCTGGCAAAGCGGTAATGACCGATGATGCCGCTACACTGACAAATAAGACGATCAGCGGGGCCAGCAACACGTTGTCAAGTATTGGCAACGCCAGCCTGACCAATAGCACGGTGACGGTCAACGGCGTCAGTATTGCGTTGGGGGCCAGCAATACGGTCACGGCGGCGGCATCGACGTTAAGCGGGACCACGTTGGCGGCAGGCGTGACCGCCTCAAGCCTGACCAGCGTCGGCACCTTGGCAGGGCTGACGGTGACAGCGCCGATCACGGGCAGCGTCACGGGATCGAGCGGGAGCACGACGGGCAACGCGGCGACCGCGACGGCGTTGCAGACCGCTCGCAATATCAACGGCGTCAGCTTTAACGGCACGGCCGACGTCACGGTCACGGCTGCTGCGGGCACGTTGAGCGGCGCTACGCTGGCAAGCGGTGTGACGGCGTCGAGCTTGACCAGCGTCGGCACGCTGGCGACGCTGACGACGAGCGGCACGACGTCGCTCGCGACGGCTGCGGGCGCGCTGAGTGTGCGGAACGTGGCGTATACGTTCCCCGCTGCGCAGGGCGCGGCGAGTACGCTGCTCACGAACAACGGCAGCGGCACGTTGACGTGGGCGACGGCGTCGGCGCCAGCGCAAACAATTGTCTCAACTGCGACTAGCTATAACATGACGTCAGCAGACGCCGGAAAACAGATCGTGTATACTGGTGGAGCCGCTGATAATATTTTTACTGGCGCGGCATTTGCTGCTGCCTTAACGACCGGACAGTTTGTAGATATTGCGAACACTTCTACGAATGCAACTATTACCATTGGTGGCGGTCAGATATTTGAAACGGGATTTACGCAGTCTACCGTAAATGCGCAGGTTCGTGCGATGAGGAAGTACGCGAACGGAAAG